AACGGTGAAGTTATGTTTAATAAGAAACAAGACCTAACCAAACAATTTGGAGAAGATTTCTTTTTAAATAGCGTTAAAGTAAAAGTTACACAACCAGAGATACATGAATGTCACGGTTTTCCAACCATGTGTGCTCCGTATAACAGTATGTACGATGTTAGACGTAAATTGCCGTTGTTTACTAAAAGCGCACAGAGTAAAAGTCTATACTGTGCCGGCTATTACATTATTAAATTCAACAAAGGTTGGGTTAAAAGTTTCTGTCCTAAAGCAATTACTATAGAACGTTACCCATACCAGGGTCCTTTTATGGATAAGCTAGAAATGAAAACGGTATTGGCAAATGCAAAATCAAATTAATACAACGCCTATTACTCAATTAATTCAGTTAATAAAAGCCGCTGAAATAAGTCAAAGCAAAGAAGTTAGGATAACTATTCAACAAGCTCGTTTGTTGAATTTAGCACTTAGCGAAATGTTAATTAAAATGAATCAAGATTACGAAAGTATGTATAATGCTTTAAAATCTAGTGTAAATCCAGAAGTTGTTACCGTACAACTTGATGGCGGTGGCTTCGGACCACCCGGATAAAGAGATAAATATATGCGTATATTACCAGGACGCATATTATGTCAAGACCTAAGCCAAAAGTTTTATTAGAACATACTAATAAAAAAACCTATAAATCTGAACAGATTTTAGAAGCTGAAGCCATATGGGCCGTGTTCTACAAAAACGAGCCTTTTAATTTAAAAAGTTTTAACAGCTTAGTCAACTATCCCGGTCCTAAGTATAAAAAAGTGTCTTTTAGTAATCCTGGACACGCTAAAAATCTTGCTAAAAAATTAAATTTAACTTTTGGATGTGAGGATTTTGAGGTAGTTATGCTAACTGCTGGCACAGTAGTAAAATGATCAACCGAAATACACTTACTAAGATTTTTTTGGAGCAATGGGGCAAAAGTACAGACGATGCCAATGTAACACTATTTGGTCGTAAATGGTGGCAAAGCAATCGAGTAGGCAAAGAGAATGCATTTAGATTAACCGACGAAGGTTATGAATTTTTGGTAAAAGAATTGGAATTGAAAGAGCACGAAATTCCGTTTACAGAACCAATCGAACTCAGTCCCCAAACAATTATTTTTTTGGAAAGATACGTTGATTGCCCTTATTATCTTACACCAATGTCAATTACTGTTTTCTCAGAGCGCAAGGGTTTTGAACTAATGTTGTTTTCGGACGACATTAGAAAATTTGGTTTAATTAAGGCCATGAATGAGCGAGAAAAAGAGCTAGCTAGTCAAAATAACAGTTGACTTGATACACTATATGCCGTATAATACATACATACAGCGTTAATCAACAACAATTTATTTTTAACTAAGATAGGAAAAGAAATGGCATCAGAACTCGCTACTCGCACCGTAGGCCCCCAAGGTGCAAAAAAGTCTCTGCGTAAAGCATTTAAAAACAAACGTCCAATTTTCCTATGGGGTCCTCCCGGAATTGGTAAATCCGATATTATTAAACAACTGGGTACCGAACTTGATGCCCATGTAATTGATGTACGGCTAAGTCTTTGGGAACCTACTGATATTAAAGGTATCCCCTACTTTGATTCTAACGACAATACTATGCGTTGGGCACCGCCTAACGAATTGCCAACACAAGAAATGGCGGCAAAACACAAACACATTATTTTGTTCTTAGACGAAATGAATAGTGCGGCTCCTAGCGTACAAGCGGCTGCCTATCAGTTGGTTTTGAATCGCCGTGTAGGTACGTATCACTTGCCCGACAACGTTATGTTGGTAGCGGCTGGTAATCGCGAAACAGATAAAGGCGTTACATTCCGTATGCCTGCTCCGTTGGCTAATCGTTTTGTTCACTTGGAAATGACAGTGGACTGGGATGACTATTTTGGCTGGGCCGTAGACAACAAGATCCATCAGGATGTTGTGGGCTTTTTGACTTTCAGCAAGAAAGACTTGTATGACTTTGATCCAAAGTCTAGCTCACGTGCGTTTGCTACTCCTCGCTCTTGGAGTTTTGTAAGCGAATTGCTTACAGACGACGACTGCGATAACGACACGTTAACTGATTTAGTGTCAGGTTCTGTAGGCGAAGGTTTGGCAGTTAAGTTTATGGCACACCGTAAACACGCAAGCAAAATGCCTAATCCTACAGACATTTTGAGCGGTAAAATTAAAGAACTTAAAACTAAAGAAATTAGTGCTATGTATTCTTTGACTGTATCGTTGTGCTACGAACTTAAAGAGTCTTGCGAAAAGAAAGCCAAAAATTGGAATGATCAAGTTAACAACTTCTTCCAATTTATCATGGATAATTTTGAAACAGAATTGGTTATTATGGGTACTAAATTGGCATTGAGCACTTACAAATTGCCATTAGATCCAGACGAGATCAAATGTTTCGATGCTTTCCACGCTAAGTTTGGTAAGTACATTAGCGCCGCTACAGAGAAGTAATTTGGTGTAGCTGTATTTGACACCTCCTTCGGGAGGTGTTATACTATATACATAGTAAACAATCAGGAGCAAATATGTCAAACGCAGATCCAATTATTGATAAAATTATTGTAGCCCGTGTGGGTCTACTACTTCGCCATCCGTTTTTCGGCAATATGGCTACACGTTTAAAAATCCAAGAAGCATCAGATTGGGTTCCCACTGCCGCTACTGATGGACGCACAATCTATTTTAATCGTGAATTTTTTGCTCCACTTAGTGTTAAGCAAGTAGAGTTTGTTATTGCACACGAAATTTTACACAACGTATTTGACCACATGGGTCGTCGTGAAGGTCGTAACGCACGTATTTTTAATATTGCCGCTGACTATTGTGTAAATGGACAATTAGTTCGTGACCGTATCGGTGAACACAATATTGAAGGTATTAAAATCTTCCATGACCCTAAATATTACGGTATGGGTGCAGAAGAAGTCTATGACAAAATCTTTGACGAAATGGACGAAGATGAACTTAATGCACTTGGTCAATTGTTGGATGAACACATTGATTGGGGCGAAGACGGCAAGGGTAATCAGCCTAAGTATACCAAAGAAGAATTAAAACAGATTCGTGACGAAATTCGTGAAGCTACTATTCAAGCGGCAAATGCCGCAGGTGCAGGTAATACTCCTGCAAGTGTACAACGAATGATTAAAGATTTTACAGAACCCAAAATGAATTGGCGTGAAATCTTACGCCAGCAAATTCAAAGTACTATTAAAAACGACTATTCGTTTATGCGTCCTAATCGTAAGGGCTGGCATATGAACGCTATTTTGCCCGGTACACAATTTCAAGAAACTATTGATATTTGTGTAGGCATTGACATGTCAGGTAGTATCGGTGACGAGCAGGCTAAAGACTTTTTGTCAGAGATCAAAGGTATTATGCAAGAGTATCAAGACTTTAAAATTAAAGTGTGGTGCTTTGACACTAAAGTATACAACGAAGCTGATTTTGATGGATATAACATCGACGAGTTTGACTACTACGAGCCAATGGGCGGTGGCGGAACAGAGTTTGATGTTAACTGGGATTACATGAAAGAAAATGATATTCATCCTAAGAAGTTTATCATGTTTACAGACGGTTATCCTTGGGGTAGCTGGGGTGATGAAAACTACTGTGATACAGTGTTTATTATTCACGGCAATGATAAAATTGTTCCTCCATTCGGCGAGTATGCGTACTACGAAGAAGTTAAAGAAGTAGCATGACACTAAAAGCAGGCAAAGCCAATCCTTTAAATTATTTCAATTTGCGGAGGGTTGATTTTGCCTGTCCCCATTTTAAATACACAATTATTGACCGATATAATCCCACGTTAATCAAATCTTTAGATGCGTGGATCAGTAAGAACTTAAATAATCGGTACTACATAGGACAGGGCATTGGGCTCGATAGTTCAAATACTATTGTATATAATACACGAATTGGCTTTGAAAGTGAAAAAGAACTAAGTTTTTTCACGATTGCTTGTCCGATTTTATAAACAAGATAATTAATATTAGTACTTTTCAAAGGAGATACACATGACTGATACTGTACAAGATACACAAGAACAAGCGCCTGCACAGGATGCACAACAACAAGATCAAGCAAATGATTTAACTATCAATGACTTGGCCGCAATGAAAAACATTATTGATTTGGGCAGCCAACGCGGTGCATTCAAACCAAACGAAATGGTCGCAGTTGGTACGATTTACAATAAACTAACAAACTTTTTAGAGCAAGTACAAAAGCAAGCCGAAGCTCAAAAAGCACAAGGATAATATTATGGCCGAACTTAAACACGTAGGCAGAGTTGCTACTACAAAGAAAAAATGTATTATAGTATATCGCACATTACCAGGTGATGCACATAATTGTTTAATCGTACCAACTGAAAATTTGCCCGATGCATATCACGATGCAATTATTAATTTGGTAGAAAGCAATGCTGGCCAAGATGCTTACGAGTTTGCCGAAGTTATGGCTCGTTCAACTTTTCCAGATGGTAGCACAATGTTATCTGCTTTGCATGCACAAGGCCGATTAATTAAAGTTGGCACTAGCGATATTGAAATGACTCCGACTAACTCTAATACTATTATATTATCCGAGTTGAATCAAATTATTGCCGAGCAACGAGGTGTAGCTGTAGACGAATTGTCGTTGAAGTCAAACACTCCAGAAATCAAAAAGGCTGAGACCGTACCGGTTACAGAAACTGTCGCTCCAACTGTGACTGCTACAGTGCCATCAACTCCGGAAGCTCAAGCAAAACAATTTCGAAGTGAAGCAGATCGTCTAAGCAAGCAAGCGGCTGAATTGCGTCGTCAAGCAGAAGCATTAGTTCCAACTACAAAGAAAACTAAGGTAACTACTGAATCGTGACATCAACGGGAAAAGTACTTCCCAAAGATGTCATAGCAAATTGGCCTGAAGTTTTCGGGGATATTAAACTAAATGTGATGCCTCTTGGCTACGTACATGCAGTATTGATCAATTTTAGAAATGGTAAAACTTGGGAAATAAAAATAACAAGTCAGGTTAAAAAAGACGGATGGAGTGCCTTTGAAAAGAATCTATCCGAAATGGTTAAACGCTACGAGAGTGAAATTGTGGATGTCGATTTTAAACTAGATACGCACAAGGTTAAAAAAGACATTGAACATAGCACTCAAAAATTTCTCAAGAAAAAGAAGTTATAAATAATGAATGTTCAGTTACTTAGCTACAGTCAACCCACACCAGAATTTGCAAATTTGGGCATCAAAGATGCGCAGGAACTCATTGCGTATTGCGCCCGTGTGTCCAATCCAAGTAATCAACTCAACACAGACACATCCGAAAAACTCATCCGATACCTCATCAAACACCAGCACTGGTCACCACTCGAAATGGTCTCAGCCTGCATCGAAATTACTACAACCCGAGATATTGCCCGTCAAATCTTGCGACACAGAAGTTTTAGTTTCCAAGAGTTCAGTCAGCGATATGCTGACCCTACTAAAGACTTGTCGTTTGTACGTAGAGATGCACGAAAGCAAGATACAAAGAACAGACAAAACTCAATTGAATTAGACATTCAAAATGATGATGCTGATCGGTTCCTTGCTTATCAGTGGGAACAGATGCAAAATAAAGTTATTGAAACAGCCCAAAATGCTTATACATGGGCTATTGAAAAAGGCATCGCTAAAGAACAAGCCCGAGCTGTACTACCCGAAGGACTTACAGAAAGCCGTTTATATATGAATGGCACATTACGTAGCTGGATTCATTTTATTGAATTACGTAGTGCCAATGGCACACAGAAAGAGCATCAAGAAGTTGCAATTGCCTGTGCTCGAGTGATAGCTGAAATCTTTCCTTTAACAAACGATCTTATTTAAAAGACTCTGGCGGGAATTGTGCAATATGCGCATTGAACTGATGTTCTAGCCATTCAAAATCATTAATCTTAGACAGTGCTTCTGGGTCATCTTTATACGTTGAGCCATACCATTCTCCTGCGCTTGCGCCGCCCCTAGAATACTCTGCGAACGGGGCTTTGCTATGATTGAATCTCCAGATTTTTAAACGCTCAGTAGTTTCCGCATCTAATTGTCCAGTAATACTCTTGCTGGACAATTTAACACATTCTCTAAAACTACTACGCCATGTACATAACGGATCAATATTAAATTCTGTTATGTTACTAATTTTATTAAATGATTTAAATTTCTTGCTGATACTAGTAGTCATATCAACATTAGATGTGTTCATATCAATAGTCATTTGCTTGGGCAATAATTTAACTCCACCATACCCATATTCTAATCCGTTGATAGGGTTTACTGATCTCCAAACATACACAGTATCTTCTTCGTCTTTTTCTAATTTTAAATCAAATTTAAAGCTAGGTAATATACTGGCATCTGCATCAACTACATAAAACATATTAGTATTTGATTTTTTAGCGGCTTCAATATGAGCTTGATGTATACCTTTAATATTTTGAACTCTAAAAATTCTATTATAAGTATGATTCTTTAATAACAGTATGTATTGATCCGTAGCTTTAGGCTCATTATAACTTATAAATGCAATATCATACATTGTGTTTTTTCCTTGTAATACGGGGACTATTGTTAAAAACTCGTTTAAAAAATTTACTTCCGGCAGCATCAATATCTGTAATTTCTAAATTACATTCATGTTTAAGAGTTTCACCTAATCCCATAATTTCATAAGATAACATTTCTTCAGTAATTTTACTGTATTTTTCTTCCCACTGTTGTGTTAGATATTCAAAATCACGAACATTGGTATAGTCCCAATCAGTACAATTGGTCAAGTATGCTCCCTCTCTTGCACCATAAATGCTCCAATCACCATTAGGAACATCTGCACCAATGTTACACCATACTAACAATCTGTCATAGTTTTGCCACCAAATACTTTTAAGATCTTTTACTTTAGCACCTTGGTCTAAACTCATTTTAACACCTTCCCGAAATCCTGCTCTAAAGGCTTGAAACGGACTTGCATTGGTAAAGCTCTCACTATAATTTTCGTTAAACTGATAGTATTTGTTATCAAAACAAAATTCTACTAATCCTTTAGTATCTGTGGGATCTGAATTTTCATGTGTTTTCATTTTGTTAACAAACTGACGTGTCCACATTTTGAGCCCGCCATTTCCGTACATAAGATTGTTTACATGAACATTGCCGCACCAGCTGAATACGTGGTCGGGTGTAAGACCTAATTCATCTAAATCTATTTCAACTTCTAAAAATTTAGGGTCAACAATGTTATCACCGTCTACTGTAATAAAATATTCTGTTTCGCTTAGTTTTGCACAGGCCTTGTGTGCGGCATCGCTACCTTTAACACCATGCACACGTTTGGCCCAAGGAACCTTTGCTAACAAATCTGCATAATTTTTTTCAGCGTTTGGTTCGTCGTAACTTAAAAATACGATGTCTTGATCTATAATTTTTATTTTTTTATTTTCCATATTTTCAATCCATAACTATCAAATACTGTTCTAGAACTGATCGATATTTGATCTATTTTTGATTCTAAATTAAATTCAAACGGCACAATAACCTTGTCTACTATTAGTAGTTTTAGTTCAATTTCTATAGTTCTTATTAAGAAATCAAAATCGTTTTGCAATGTAATAAAAAATTTAACTATAGGTGTAGTTATTTTTTTATCGTAATAACGTTGTCTTGCATTATCTGAAATTATAAAAATCCAATGCTTTTTGTACTCATCCCAATGCACAACTAAATCTGTAGATTTAGTCGGGGGATCTATAATCCATTCAAACATGTTATTTCTAAATGTGTGTCCTTGAAATACTTTTTGTATTAATTCTACTCCGTTTTTAGTGTTAATAACTGACCAATCTTTAAAATGCTCTCGGCCTGTAATAAATGCTTCGTACTGTTCATAAGAAACAATTATGTTATGATCATATTCGGAACGATCCTCGTTGGATAAGGCTAGTATTTCGCCCGACTCAAGATTAAAATATAATCTATAAATTGGATTAAAAGATAGTCTTGCAATATTATCTAGATCCTCAGCACTCAAACCGTCTTCAATTTTTTTCATTGAATAGTCCTTCTAATTTAGATAATATTTTTTTATTAATAAAATGTTTTTCAACATAGTGGAATAGTTTATGTTGACGTATATTGCCTACTACAAGATTTCCACTGCTATTTAAGACACAAGGCACAGCAGTTTGCCAGCTATCAGGAACAACAGGCCATCCTTGAATAGGTGTTTTCATATGAGTAAATTGCATAGGATTTAATTTACTAAACGCGGCATTTTCTAAACCAGAAAGTTTAATAGCAATGGCGGCAGATACATCCATACTTACCCAATCCTGATAATGTTCGGAAGCAAATCTGCCATAACAGCCTTCCCAGTTATTAACAACAAATTCAAGAATTTTATAAAACTCCCGGGCTGTATCCGATTTTTTAAAATAGTGTAATGCATAATAAACATTAGGCAAGTTATTTTCAATAAATGTTTTACGATGTACTGTATCTACTATTGTTTCTAATTTGTAGTTAGTAATATGGCTACAAAAATGCACATCGTAATTACTGCAATAGTTCCACCAATCTGTTATATCTTCCGACAATAGCATGTCGCTATCTAAAACTATTGTTTCAGTATAGGGCGTGGCGGAGTATAATTGATACCTATGTTCTGCATGTAACGGGCTGTTTTTTATTTTTTTAAAATACGGAATTGGAATAATTTGATCAAATATTTTAGTATATTTTTTAGGAACTTTTGAATTAGTAACTAACGAAATATTCTTAATAGTTTGCTGACTGTGTTTAATACTTAAAGCAAGTGCATACGCCTGTTCAACATAATCGACAGTATCTGTATTTTGTGCAAAAATTAAAAATCCTTTAGACACCGGTGCCTCCGTCTATATATCGACTAAGACTTAATTTGTTCATAACATGAACATCAAGTCCGTGAGTTTTGGCCAGTGTATATTCGCCTAGATAATTTTTCTTTTCTATTAAAAATTTCATTGTAGTATTTTCTATGCTTATCAGTACATCTGTGTCTTTACCATAAATCATTTTTCCTGGCAATTCTTGTGCAAAATCTCCCGATGTTTTTCCATCCATAATATGTATAGCAATACTAAATGCTATATCGTTTCTAAACATAGGACTGGTTACACAATACAAAGTTCTATAATAATCCCAATTATCTTTAATATGTGTTAGCAATATAAAAAACGATTCTGTAATTGCGCCTTTGTTAAAAATAAAAACCGTAGCCCAATAAAAAGGAATACTGTAAGGATTGATACGTTGAAATTCTGTTAAATCTCTCCATTCAGCTATATCCATACTATTTGAATAAATTTGTAAAGGACAGTCCAAATATAACGCAGATTTTAGCACAGAAGAATTGATTATATAATCTACATCAACTACCAGAGTAGTATCATATGGGCTTAAATCATAAGTGCGATATCTTGATAAATTTTTCCATTCAAGGATTTTGCTAGTTAAAGACCCATCATTAAATCTACGTTGAGAGAAATTTTCACCGAACGGAATATCTATGATCTGATCGAATGGATGATTGGGATATTGAGATTCTACATATCCTCGACTATCAGTTAGTATGCTAACCGGAATATCTAAAAAGTCTTTGATTCTCTGGGCAGAAAAAATTGCCAGCTTGACATAATCAATAGTAGAATTATTCTGAGCAACAAGCACTGCACCGATACTCATAATTCAATAATATCCTTAATTTTTCTTTTAACACGAATATCATTGTATTTTTTAATATAATCATGGCATGCTGTAAGATAACAGGAAGAAATATCATCTAAAAATTTCCGTACATCATCTATTAGAACTGGCACGCCATTACTATCAATAAAAACTACATCAATTGTATTGCCAAGATCAACTACAGTTTTGATGTAACTAATTAAATCTGTTGTAATTTGAAATGTGCTACCATTAATATAAAATATTAGCTGTTGCTTAAATTCTTCTTGTATTATTCTTTTTTGATTCGAAAGCGTGGCCATATAATTGGCAGTTTCGAACGCTTTTTCAATTCTTTCGTCCATAGATAAACTCCGTAATGTATATAATACACTACAGTAATTAGCTTGTCAAGAGATTAGATATTATAAAGCTGAGTTTACGTAAGTTGGGGTACCAACTGATACGTTTGAACCAGTAGGTGTTATTATCTGCGAGACGCTAGATAAAGTTCCACTGGCAGCTTCCAGCACATTACCGCCGGCTGTGTAACTCCAAGTTGGAGTAAAAATAATTTGCGCATTGGTGGCGCCAAATCTTGCATATAAATCGTATTGATTAGGACTATAAGTTGGAGTGTATGCTGGATCTACTAGTTTGGTAAACATTAATTGATTGCTTGTTGTAAGATCAAAAAATCCTTTAGCTTGTGGAGTGCCCGATCCGGTGTTAGTAGTAGCATGCGCCCCAAAAGTAATTGTTCCCATGTTTGCTAACAAAGTTGCCCACGACTCGTTTACTGTTCGCGACCCATCAGTTGTATAGTTTGAAAAACTAGCACTAAATTTTACTAGTCCGCCGGCATTAAAAAATGCTCTAGCATTATTAATTGCAGATACTACTGTTGAACCGCTGGTATATCCTGGAAAATTTAATGTTAGTGTATAACTAACTGTACTTGCCCAAGGGTTTGTTCGAGTTACAGTTGGAACTGTAGTTAATGAATATTGAGATGCTGGGGGTGTAACTAGTCTATTAGTAAGAATAGTATCTGCAAACGTGTTATAAGCAGACCTGTCTGCTTCCTTGATAGTGGTGCTACTAGTTGGTAATGCTAGTTGGCCGCTTTGATCTGAGCCTGTTTGGTGTTGTCTTGCTAATAATAAATCAGTACGAAGATTATTCCATTGATTAACTGTAATTTTGGTGTTAAGATTGTTAACTTGACTGCTTAATACTTGTTGACAATAGCCGTAATCTGACGATCCTGTTCCAAGAACTAATGCGATTTTTGCTTGAATTGTGTTGTAATCGTTTGCTACAATTAAATTACCTTGGCCGGCCATACATTTACCTTTAGTTGATGTTATTTATAGTACGATTACTTCGATAGTGCCAATTTCTGAACTGCCATCGAAGTTTTCTAGCGCAATTCCGAATGGGTAAAGTGTCGGAGCACTGACATCATTGTTTATAGACATACCTACGCCGCCGTTTGTAGCAACTAATTGATCACCTTTATTAATAGTACCAGTAACTTTACATGGAACTCGTCCCTTGAGGGCAATATATGTTCCTCCGGCTAATTCGCTATTCATCATATAAGCTGGGTTTGTTGATACTACTCCAACTGCTCTATCACCCCAGACTGTTGCTCGAACTTCTGCAGAGCCGCCAACAGCTACTACAGTGCCTGCTTCTAATTCAACATCTGTTAAATATTTTTCTGCCAAGTCAGCATAATTAGCACTTGTAGCAGTTCCTTGGAACAAATTAGCGTTTAAGTTGCCGTTACTGTCTCGAACTGCAATGGTATTAATGGCACTGGCTATACTTGCACTTCTATATGTTCCACTAACACTCAAAGCGTCAGCTTGTTGTGCTGTACCATATACATAGTTAGCATAAAGATTGTTCCACTGTAATGTTGAAGATCCAATATTGTTGGTTAAATTTGTGCCTGGCAACATGTCTGCGCCCACTAAATTCAATGGATTTTTAGTAACAGCGTTGACTGTTGTTTGGAATGTAAGTGTATCGCCTACTTGATTAATAAAAGTAGGTGTTGTAGCGGCATTATTGTAAATTTTCAACTTAGCTGGAGTAGCTCCAACCGTAAAACCTGCATCACTAAACTGAACTAGACTTGAGAATATTGCGTTTCCAGTTTGGATAAAACTACTAGCACTTAGTCCACCCAGGCGATCTGAGTTGGTACTTGTTCCCCAAAATCTATGATTACTAGTAGTTTGGCCAGGTAGAGAATCGTTATTTGAATAAACTAGGGTAACACCCTGGTGTATTTTTGTAAATCCTGTAATAGCATTAGCTGAAGAATTTAATGTAAATTCAGCATCTGAACTAATCGTGAATATAACATTGCCACTATCAATAGCTTTGATAATAGTATGGGCGCCACCATTAGAATCTAACACACTTGCTGTTTTTAATTCAGTAGTATTTGCGCCTGCAGAACCTTGCGGACCTACTAGTGTAAATCCAGAGCCGTTATAAGAGTAAAGTTGTTGATTAGCGGTATCCCACCAGAAATCACCAGTAGTTAACCCAGTTGGTTGAGTAGCCGATATCTCTGCACCACCTGCAATTCTAAATTTACCATTAACATCGTAAAATTTTAACTTGTTTGTGTTACTATCAAACCATAGTTGACCGCTTACAGGGCGAGGAGGTTGGGTGGAGCCGGCAAAATTTTCTAGCAAATATACAAAATTTTCGTTCTGTACAGCTCCGTATCCTGCGTAATTCTTACCAATTAATTTAAGATCTAGTGTAGAATCAATGGTTCCATCAGCAATTACTGATACTGGAGTTCCATTAAATCTGTTTATAGTATATGACATGTCGCCCGTTCCTTATTCTAGTGTATTTATTCTATTTTGCATCACAATTGAGTCTGATATGCCCATGTGCCAGCTAATAACTGGAACTGCCTAACTGTAGTAGTGCCGCCATCAGTACAAACAACCCTTGCAATAGTGTTGTCAGGATGCTCGCCTCCCGGAAATACTTTACTTAGATAGTTACCTGCAATTTGTGGGTTTGTTAGTCCGGTTGTTGTTAAACTTATTGCTAAAGGTGCCTTAGCAATAGCAGTATCTACGTAAGATTTATTTGCGGCATCTCCATTAGCTGTAGGAGTGGCTAGGTTAGTTATCTTAAAATTTCCAATATCTACGCTACCCGATCCCTTTGGAACTAGATAAATGGTACCATTAGTCTGACTGCTATTTGTATAGGCTATTGTTGATTCAGTACCAGTGCCGCCAAGTGTCATGTAACTGACACCTACTCCTGCTAAAGTTCCAACACTGACTAATCCCGGAGCACTGGTAACTGTTGTACCTAATTGAGTTTGGCTTAGGACGCTAAATCCTCCAACTTTAAACGATTTGCCAGCAGTCAAGTTAATATTTTCACTGCTGTTGAAACTTAAATTACTTAAATTCCATAAAAATTGTTTGTCAGTATCGTTGCCGCCAGCAATTGTAAAGCCGCCGCCGTCTGCTGTAGTGTTACTGGGCGTAGTTACTTTGCCTAATGTAATAAATTTGTCAGCAATATTAATTACACTTGTACTAATTGTTAAAGTGCTTCCTTTTACTGTAAGATTACCACCGACTGTAACATCTCCATTAACATCTAGTGTACTAGTAGGTGTGTTTGTGTAAATTCCAACATACTTATTAGCAGTATTAATAAACACGCTATTTTGAAGACCGCTATTATTTAAAGTGTTAATTCCAAAATTTTGATTTATTGTATTTGATTTAATCTGGAATAAAGTAGAAGTTGTATCAATTTCAGTATTTGCGCCTACACCTAATACAAGTGGTGTAGTATTTTGAATTGTAATTGTTCCAGTTGTACTAGAACTATCCGTTGTACTTAAAAAATTAGCGGCTGTTTTTCTTGACCCGTCTGGAGCTAGCAAGTAATCTGCTTGCGTAGTTGGAGTTGTAAATTTAAGGCCAGCATAAGTGCCTATATTAAATCCTGCGGTTATGCTACCGCTAAATCCGCCAATTGGTGTAGCTGGTGTAAAATTATCTTTGCTGAAAATTCCAATTAATGTTTGTGCAACATATAATAATAGAATTGTTCGGCTTATACTGTTAGTATCTAATACATCTTCTGTACTAAATCCTGTAATGCCCTGACTTGATGTGTATATTGGGCCAGCTAGTTTTGTGCTTGTTCCATCATTAAAATAAAGTTGTTGTCTATTACTATCAATCCATAAATCTCCAGCAGTTATGCCGCTAGGAGCGGTATTAGATATAATCGTGCCGCCGCTAACTTTGAATGTAATTCCATCATATACTTTTAATCGATTTTCACTAGTGTCAAACCATAACTGTCCAGTAATTGGATGTATAGGTTGAACTACATTAGAAAAATTTTCTAATAAATGTACAAAATTATTATCTATATAATTACCGTACCCGCTTGCATTTTTTCCAATTAATGTAAGGTCAGTTGTTGTTTGGTCTAATACTCCGTCTGCTACCTGCGTTAGTGTAGAGCCATCTGTTTTAGTGATCAGATATGTCATTAAATAACTCCAGTGTAAATAATATAATTAATAGTCAAGTACGGATTCATTACGTTTAGCGCATTTCCCAAAGTTGTATTTTGATCTGGAATAACTCCGCCGCTGTTTGGAAGTCCCGAACCAGTACTAAAATTAGGTAAACCGTAAGATGGAATTGCCGCTGGATCTGGAACACCACTAGGTAGTCCTGGAGCATAGTATTGAGCGGCATTACTGCTTAAATTATGTTTGTGATCAGGTAAATTTCTAGTTTGAATTGTTACTTGTTGCAATCCTGAACCTGTTCCTAATGTTTTTCCAGTAATGTCCGATACTCGGTTAGCTGATCCGCCGCCGGCATTTATTAATGTGCCGGTCCCATCGTTGCTAGGAATCTCATTTTGATTATCCATGTCATCTTTGCCTAAAGGCACTCTGCCTCGAAGATCTGGTAAGCCGAAAGTTCCCAGTCCCTGTAACGATACGGATGCTTTGTATGTGTAACCAATTACGCTGAACAGCGTGGGGTAAGCCGAGGTCAAAACTTCACTGCCATCGCATAATAAATATCCTGTAGGTACAGCACTGGCCGAGCCAGCAAATGGAAATATAATTCCTACTGGAATTTGAGGAATATGATTAAACAAAACTGACTTAGACATACTAACAAGACCTGAGTTAGATCTATAAACTAACAACTGGTCAGTTAAAAACGAATCGGTAGCCGCTGATTTAGTTGATATAAAGTCTGGGCTAATAACTGTGTTTAGAATTGCCCTGCCGTCGACAGTTTGGCCAGTGAACGCTGTTCCGCCGTCACTACTTGCAACGTCACCTGCAAGACTAAACTCTGTTGCGCTTGCTAATCGTGCGGCAGATCCACTAATATTGCCTTGTAATGTACCAGTAAACGTGCCTGTAAAATTTCCTACAAAACTACTAGCGTATATGTTTCTAAAACTAAGACTGGCACTGCCAATGTCATAAATTCCAGTCGTTACTGGCAGTAATGCTGATCCTGTCTTAGGTATACCCGTAACACCGTCTATCCAATTTAAATAAAGTTGTCCGTTAACTGTAGTGTCATCGCCTAATTTGGTACTTTTGGCAACACTTAAACCGCCCAAAGTTTGTATACTTGCTCCGCCTGGATCTCCTAACCCTGTACTGAGTGCTCCTACATCCGAAGTCCCGTTTACAAGCAATCTGCCCAACAAACTAGAGGCAGTATCATCTCCAATGTTAACTTGACCTATCACATCTAAAGTGGCCTGGGGACTTGAATTATTTTTCCCAATGCCTACTTTTAAACTGGAATCTATGTATAGTGCAGTATATGGAACATTGGACTGAGTAACACGTATACTCATACTCTTGTTACTAGAGTTATTATACAACACTCCGTTACCAACGTTATCAGTTACCAAGCTGACACTTAATGCACTACCTACAGTTATACCACCGTTGGCTCTAACGCTGATAGGAAAACTACTTACGTCGGCAATGTCTTTTCTTAAAAAATTAGTTGCTACAACTGGAGTTCCGTTATAAACTAACGAAGTAGCTTGTTGAGCAGTTCCCCATATACCCGCACTTGACCCGGCCTCGAGACCTAAATCACCGGTATCTGTATATAAATTAATACCTTTATTAAAAGAAATAAATCCGGTTATTGTAGATTTTGGTGTGAAAGAATCCTGACTGATAATAACTACGGGAGTATTGTTTGAATATATTGTAACAACACTGTGCGAAACATTTAATGTATCGATAATATTTTCAACTTGGGGGCCTGTTAATGTGCCTTGACTAAATTGAGGGCCGACTAATACCCAGTTACTACCTGTAAAAATATACAACTGACTATTAGTTGTGTCAGCCCACAAGTCTCCAATAACACTATTTGCAGGTGGAGGTTGCTGACTGCTAGGACTTTTCTTAACCGATCCTGCTGCCGTCCAAGTTGTACCGTCATAAATTTTTAATAAGTGAACACCGCTGGTATTATCATACCATAACTGACCTTCTATTGGATTGCTCGGGGCATGGTCGGCTGCAAAATTTTCTAATAAATGTAAAAAATCAGTAGCAACAATAGGAGCATATCCAGCATAGTTTTTACCAACAAAAGTCAAACTAGTTTGACTATTAAGTGATTGATCAGCTACTGTAATTGGCGGTTTAGCTGGATTAGTGGAGTCTGTAAATGTAACTTGATATGACATTTCTTATTCCTTAAACTGACACTAGGCCGGTTAAACTTTGAAGCCTTACTGTATAATCAATTTGTATAAGTCTATTAAGGCTTTTTTGTACAGGGTGGAAAATTACGTGTGTTAATAATAACGGATTTCCAGTAGCACTGTAACTTTTTAATCCAAGCTCGTCAAATACAAACGTACTGTTATTATTATTTGTATTATCAAATGCGCTTTGTCCTGCATCATTTCCATCGCCATAATCTAATAAACAAGTCACAAATATGTCACTATAATTTGTGCCGGTGACGTGTCTAACTTCCATGTAATTTCTTGTAGGATCTGCATTGCTACTAGAATTTTGATTGACTATTTTATGATATGTTTCATTGTATAAACCAGCATTACTACCTGTACTATTCGGAGTAAAATATGTAATAATTCCAGTTGGATCGATTGCGGTTCCGCCGTTACCAAACGACATTTGGCTGATAAATCCGCCATCGGTATTGTTGGATAAACTGTTGGCTAGGGCTGTACTAATGTTTTCGTAATGAATTGCGTTACGTTTATTAATATAGACTTCCTTACTTTCAGGATCCCATATTTTAATATGTCCTTCAATGTGGATTCCGGTTAGATCTTTACTCTGCATGTTGGTCTCTCTTTATCTAATATTTATCAATGTTTATAATGTGCTAGTTTTATCGGGCACCTGTTGTTTTCCGAGGATAAACTGGGCCTGTAGACCTAAATCCGTAATTTTGTTTAGGGAATGTCGATCCGGTATGGAAGTATTTGTAAATTTGATCTACCTTTGGACTGCCTAACCCTGTGGCAGCATCCCAGCCTGCGGTTGTAGTATAACCAGTAGTATATCCATTTCTATTATCACCGCTTGTAGTATCAGTGAACATTGAAGAATTACTATACCAAATAGACATATCAAACGGTACTCTAGTGCCTAATAGTGCAGTTAATCTTGCCCAAGTGCCTGCTAAAAACGGTGCGCTGGCGCTGGTACCGCCCCAGGTCTGCAAGGAGTTGTTTACATAAAATGTCCAGCCGGTAGACGGATTTGCAGGAGCACTGATATCAGGAACACCTCGGCGAGGTAAAGCAGTTGGAGAACCTGTTGAGCTGGCTGTTTTAGTAGTCGAGGTTAAACCAGTTTGCCAACTGGGCAAGGGCACTGAACTGCTAATACCGCCGCCACTTCCGCTCCATGCAACTTCGCTACTGATGTTATTACTGCCATCTAGTACTGTAGTCGTGCCACCGGCTGATACCATATATTGACTGCAACAAGTTTGCGCCATACTTAAATTGTTTGCACCGCTATCGCCTGAACTAACAAAAACTGTAATGCCTTTGGTCACGCAGGCTTGCAATGCTGAATCAAATACTGTGCCATCGCCAATTCCCCAGCTTATATCAAGTACGCAAGGATTGTTTACAGTATCGTTTGCACACGCATTGATATTGTCAATGATGTTCTGTGTTCCACCATTTGGTGCTGTATAGTATGCTATTTTTGCTCGAGGCGCGGCGCCTCCTGAACAATAAATGTCCAGCATACTTTCTGCATCGCTGGTTGAACTTACTGTTGCTCCATTTACATTTATATTTGTAATTGTTGGAGCAGTTAGCCCGATACGAGAAAAGCTATTTGTAACATCCGTGGCGTTATATCCTGTAACATAACCACTATAAGTTAATTCAAAAATTCCAATACACACACCATATCCGTCACCGGTCGGTGATTTATAAGCTGTACTCATTTGTATGGGTGTTACTGCTATTGCAGGATTAGCAATCGTAGGATCAGCGCCAGGATAATCTAGAGGATCATATTTTGTTGCATGTTTTACAGCAATAAAACTTTCGTCAAATCCAGGAACACTTTCAATTATACCTATCATTGCTTGAGGAATAGTCGGAGCAACATTTGGCATCATGTAAGTTCTACCACCATCCGTCACATCTTGTAATGTAATGTTAAATGCACTATTAAAAGCACCCACTGACCCTGTAACTTTGACTACACTTTGTCCGTGATGCGATTCATGAATAGAAAAATTATTTGCACGGGCCCAGTCTATAGCTTTTTGCAAATTTTCATCTGTCGCACCAAATTGATAAACAAACGAACTGTGACCTAAAATTGGTTCTTGGCCTTCAAGCACAGCATCTGCATATTCTTTTAAAGTCATTCCATTTTCGTGAGTATCTCTTACAAGATACAGACTAATCATTATCTGGTCGTTGACATTTTTATTGACTGTGGTCATATTATGCTTCTAGTTTTAAGTACGTGATTGTAACTGTTATTGCAGATGCACCGGCACTGTTATTATTATAAATCTTCAAATACATGTTTGTCCCCGGAGTGCCGTCTGCATTGAATCCCATTACAGCTGGAGTAAAATAAGTTGTATTTGATACTGCACCAGTAGTAATTATCTCTGCTATTACACCGCTTCCCGGTGTGGGATCAGTAGTTATTGCTCGTGAACTATCTGCACTTTGCGCACTTGAGCTTGTATAAATTGTAATCCAGGCGCCTGCACTTGCTTGTATACTGTACAATGCATAACCTTTGGCTGCTACTACCGTTGCCGTGGCGCTTGTTTGATATGCAATGCTAGCTGTTGTCGTTGAAACTGTTGTTCGACTAGACAAGCCTGCACCGCTAGATGTTAATTGTCCGCTACCATTAATAGATATAGTCGTGCCATCTATTTTAACAGCACCAAGTTGTGTTGTAGATGCTGCCGAAACACTGATAACTCCACTGGTAATTGTTATTGTGCTGTTGTCAACTTTGACGCCGCCCAATTGTGTGTCGCTTGCAGTGGCTAAACCAATAGTGCCTGTACTATTTGTAATGCCGCTGGTTGCCACAGCTGGAATTTTTACACCTCCTGTAACACTGGTGGTAGCCGTTGGTAAACTATACTGGGCGGCTGGCGTGAAAAAGAATGTATTACCGCTGATACTCAGTGCACCGCCACCGCTGGCAGAATTAGTAGTTACTGTATAAGTTGGTACTACAGGAATAACTGGAGGCGTGAATGAAAATACACTTCCATTTAAACTTAACGCTCCGTTTCCGCTTGGTGTGTTTGACGACACTGTGTATGTTGGCACTAAAGCCGGAGTGAACGAAAATGTGTTTCCACTTAAACTTAAACTTCCGTTACCGCTAGCTGTATTAGATGTTACTGTATAAGTTGGTACTGTAGGTATTAACGGAGGAGTATATGTGAATGTATAACCGCTTAATCCTAATGCACCAGAACCACTTGCACTATTTGTTTGTACATTATAAGTTGGTATGCTTGCTGGAGTAAACAAGAATGTAGTTCCATTTAAACTTAAACTACCGCCGCCATTAGCTGTTGGACTTGTTGACACACTATAACTTGGAACGCTGGCCGGTGTAAAAGTAAATACTCCACCACTGTAACTTAAAGAGCCACCACCACTAGCAGTATTGGTAAGCACACTTAAACTAGTAGATTGTAAAGGTGTATACCCTAATGCTGTAGTAACTTGATTACCAGTAATTCCTGTTAAGTATGTTGATAGATTTGGCGGTGTAAACGAAAACACTCCATTCAAATAACTTAATGCACCAGTTCCGCTGGCTGCATTTGTTGTTATGCTTAAACTATTGATATTAAGATATGTTGATAAATTTGGAGGGGTATATGTGAACACACCGCTAGCATAACTGATAGCTCCAGATCCGTTGGCGGCCGCATTTGCTCCAACACTTAGACTACTCAACTGTATTGGAGTAAATCCTAACGCTGAAGTTATTTGACCCGTTGTTAATGTTCCGCTATAAATTCCAGTTATAGTACCAGCAGTTCCACTTACATTACCAGTTACGTTACCAGTTACGTTACCAGTTACGTTACCAGTTAAATTTCCAGTGAATGTGCTGGCAACAATAGGAATATTACTTGTAAAACTAGTATTAGCGTGAGTATATAAAAAAGTAGGATTTGGCGTTGGGCCGTACACTTGTAATCCGCTACCATCACTTAATGCACTACTTGTACTGCCGTTACTAACAATAATTGTTTTATTAGCTACACTTAAAGTGCTAGTACTGGTACTTGTTGTTGTACCAGTTACTGTTAGGTTTCCAGTAATAACAGTATTTCCAGTAACGTTCAAACCTGATAGTGTTCCAACGGTTTGCAAACTAGAATTAATAACTGTTGTAGGTAGTGTTGTTAAAGAACTAGCAATAGTAGTAGCGGGAACTGTGATATTTGCAGTTCCATCAAAACTAACACCATTAATAGTACGAGCAGTTTGCAAAGCTGTTGCTGTTCCAGCATTGCCTGTTATTGTGGTAGTTGCGGCTGGAGGTACAAATGTAAATAAACCTGTAGAACTATTATAAGATATGCCGCCAACGCCAGATGGTGTAGTATTAATAACACTTAAACTAGTTAAGGAAATCAAAGACGATACATTTGGTGGAGTGTAGGTAAAAACACTTCCGCTTATACTTAAACTACCTGTGCCAGCAGGACTAGCCGTATTAATAGTATATGTAGGCACAACTGGTGGTGTGTAAGTGAATTGTCCGCCGGAATAACTCAACGCTCCGTTACCGCTGGCAATACTTGTTCTAACTGATAAACTTTCAGCAGTTAAATAGATTCCTAAATTTGGAGTGTTTATTAATTTTGAATAGTTTAAACTAGTAATCCAAGCAGGATCTGAATAGGCAGCCGTAGTGACTACTCCGTTAGTTGCTTGGAATGGTTGCCAGCTAACAAGGTTACCGTCTGTTGTTAAATATTTTCCGCTATTTCCAATCAGCGATGGCAAGGATAGCGAATATAGTTCAGTAAAATTACTGTTGATTTTAGCGGCGCCAGATTTTAAACTATCTGCGGCGCCTGCTTTTGTATTAATTATTAGTTGCGACATTTTTATTATTTTCCTTTGTTACCACGTATCTGTACTATCATCGAATCCTGTACTACTATTATCAAAAGTTCCCGTAAATGTTGTACTTGTTGTCAATACAACTTTATCATGATACCAAATTCCAGGTGTTGCTTTTAAGAAATTAGCAATAGCATTATCATCATATTGAATATTTAACGAACTATCCCATCTTGTGCCTTTTCGTCTTACTACAGTAATCTGAGTGCCAGCAGGTATTAAATTTGTTAATCTTAAACTTGGACTAACACCGTCTACTGCAAATTCTGCATCCAGCTTAACATCTCCGGCAGGGCTATATGGAGATATTGTTTCATTATGTACTTTATAAGGTTGTTTTTTCAATCTTAAATTTCCAACAAAGAATTGCCAATTGGCTTTATCATTTAGGAAGTTTGTTGAGCTAGTGTGCGCCGAAATGCATCTATAGGTATAACTTGCCACTTTAACGATTACACCAACTGTATAACTTGTTTTTTCAATCCACTCTATTGCGTCATTATACCCTGCAATGAAAACTTCAAGCTCGTCGCATTGTTCAAATCCCACAGGAACTTTGGTATCGTATAGTTCCCAATAAACTTTGTTTGTGGGAAGAATTATATTCTTCTTATCAAACACATAGGTTTTTATATTTACATAATACAAATTGTTATAAATTACCACATCGTTGATTGTGTATCCATTTGCCCCATTATGGTTGTCTTTGAGTGTGAATCCCAATTTTGTAAACCACTGTTTGATACCAGATTTTGTCGGTACAAACGGTAAAGGCACAATATTAGTACCAGTGCTAATCACTGTTGTTACTAATGAAGATTCCGAATACGGCAGTGTTTCACTTGGCCCAATATCTTGCACTGGAGTTCCAATAGGATGGATTCTTGGAGTGCCAGTTCCGTGTGTGCCTCGTCGTAACTGGCTTAATGTATTACCTTCAATTTGATAAAACTCAATACGTTCTCCGTAAATTTCAATCACACCCGGTTTGTTTAGTGTAGTGTTTGGTAAATCAAAATTGCTAGCATCAATTAACTGAATAGCAATATCGTTATAACGTAAATCTGTTGCTAATTTTGTTTGTTTATTTTTACTTAATCTCTTAAAATGTGTTCTGTTAAGCATATCTTTAAATTGCATATACGAAATTCCAGGAACTAGAACGTTATTGTTAAACGTCATCAAAGAGTACACATCATTACGAGCTGGTGTAATTTCTAGTATTATAGATTTTTTATTGTCTGACAACTTATAGTCAACGGACGGAGTTAACAACACATTATTCTTCATTACCCATACATAAGCATCACTAAGTACTGTTCTATCAACCGGTAGAATTCCTGCTCCAAGACCAGTATAGGTAAAATACGCTACTGTATCTTGTGTATAAGATATGTTAGTGGTTATATTAAATGCGGTTCTTTCAATATCTAAAATATCGTGATTATAAAAACTCATTACTTCAATAGTGTTTGAAGGAGTGTAGACAGTATTAAATAAAATTTGCTGAGTATCTGGCAAATATGTATAGCCGTTAGTTTGTATAATACTAATAGCTAACGTCTTACCTTTGTATATATTATAATTTTGTTTAGTTATATTTACAGTTATGCCGCCTAAGTCGATAACATAGTCTGTTCCTAAATTTAATTTTTTTCCAGATACATATACTAGAATATTACTGATTATGATACTGTAAGGAAGTGCTCTTGCCTTATCAATAGTGTAGCTAAGATTATTATTTTCAATAGTAAAATACTGATTAGTTGGATTTGGTAAAATCGTATTATCTACTCGTACAATTATATTAGATTCAGCCGGCAAAGTATTTCCCACTGGGTATGATAAATTATATGTATTTTTAACACCGTCGGCAACAATTGTTTCAGTCTTGGCTATACTAAATGTTTGTTGAGTTCCACTAACAATTACATAATTGATTACAGAATCAACTAATGGAGCAAGTCCAAATCTAATTCCTGTACGGTTTGCCGAATCATATGTTGAATCTGTTTTGAATAATTCAACTGATGCCGCAACTCCGTTTACGTATACAAGACCTGTTTCGTATGTTAGCCAAGGTGCTTTGGTTAAAAATTCAGTAGTTGATCCATCACCCACAAAAGAATCAATGTCTATTATATTAGAACCGTTAAATCCAAAACTGAATATACTAATAATATTTCCAGCATTTGGAGCAAAAGTAAAATTAACTAATTTATTCTTATAATCAACAACGTAATCTGTAGTATATGAACTAATTACATTATTATTTTTAACAATAATTGCTCTTTCATTATTAAATGTCTGTGTAATTGCAAATGATTTAGTCTTACCGTCGGCAAAATACTTGTCTACTTTAATATTTGCACTTCCAGAATTAGGTTGGTCATACACTTTAATAGCTAGTGCATCAACTATTTGACCGGGAACTACTTCTTCTGGGGCAGGACTAGTAGTTGGGCTAATTAGATCATCACCGTCCACGATAATCTCATCCGGCGATATACCCGTTGCTGTACTATATACCATATTGCCGCCAGATAACGCAGTGTCATAGTCTTGCTCAAGAGGTTTAATTGATCCGTCACTGGTGCTTTGTCTTATAATAAATTGATCACCGTCGTACACATCAAATGTGTCAGGTATGACAAAAGTATTGGTATTATTATCACCTACTGGAGAAACCATTACAGCTGACTGATTTGTTTGATACGGATTATCAGGGTGCGCTGGATCAAAATCAACTCCATAGTATGGATCGTCTAATCTTATAGAATCTAATACACCTGTTATTATAATTCTAGTTCCAATTGCTGCCGGTGATGGCAATATAGCATTGTAATTATAAAAAACTACACTGATCTTACGTGAGAAAGTTATAGTAGTATTGTAAGGAACAATCCTGTAAATTATTTGATTCAGTTTTACTATTTTATTAACTGTGTCCACTCCAACCACAACAGTATCATTGCCAAAACAGGATGAAACTGTTGTGGATACTAGATCCCCTACCAATACACCGTCAGCATTGTCAACGTATAAATTAAAAGAACCGGGAATATTAAAAGTAAATGATAACACTCCAACTGGGCGCACATTTGGTGGAGAAGTTAGCAACACAGTACTGTTGACTGAATTAACACTAATCACTTTTTGCAATGGCACAAGAGTTTTTGGATCGACCACAAACCCTGTGCCAAACACTGACATTCCTGGACGTATTCCAACGGTGCTGGTAACTCTTATTGTGGTAGAAGCAATATAAGTAGGTGGAGCAACGTAAGAAGTTTGTATAGTTACCGAGACTGCATCATATTCTGCGCTTGTTTCCACAAAAGTATCCCGTAAAGAGAAAGGATAGTTTAAATTTACTCCATCAGAAACGCCCACATCTACATTTTTTTGTATGTAGTAGACATTGAGTTGTGTGCCAGTTGAAGGAGTATACGGCAATGTAAACGAATGAGTATTGGCTCTCACTGTTACAATGTAATCATTAAATGTTGGATCAGCACTGTCCCACTTGTCGCTGTAATAAGGCAATGTGCCCCAGCCAGTTGCTACATCAAAACTTAGTCCATCTATAATGACTCCACCATAATCTATCCCCGTCATCAGCTGAGCAAGATCCGATCCAACTGTGTTCTTACTTGATTGATAGTAATATTGTATTCTGTCGGCAGCATTTAACAAAGATTCGTCTTTATTGTAATTAACAATGACGACTGAACCAGTCGCTGGTGCTGTCAAGAATGTTATTAAACCAGAATATTGTGTGGTGTTATTCTTTTTGGAGGTTATTATTGTTAACTTGTATAAATCTCGTAGCACTACTACACCGTCGACAGTTACAGAACTATTTCCAATTTTAATGTCTGGTGCCCATTTTAATTGGAATTGTACAATGCCAGATCGTCCGGCAAATGTTTGAGTGACTGAAAGTTGTGTTACATAATAAGAATAAGTAGTTCTATCAAATTTAATTTTAATCAAGTTAGATCTCACTACGCCTTTTCCAATAACTGCGGCGGCCGTGGCCTGCGTTCCGCCTACCGACAAACCACCCGATATTGTAATTGTTGGAGCCGATAAGTAGCCGGCTCCCGGAGTTAGTAATGTAATTCTGTTAACTATTCCATTTGCAAAAAATGCTCTTGCTGTAGCTCCGCTACCAGAATCGCTAGTGATTGATACTACTGGTTCTGAAATATACCCAGAGCCTCCGTCGACTATATTAATACTAGTTATAGTAAATCCTACATTTTGTAGCCAATTTTTCCAAGGATAAACTTGTATGTTAGCATCGTCTACTATCATACTGCCATTCTTAACATAAGGATTAATTACTGTATTTGAATTATCTTCAAAAATTGGCGGTAAATCAAAGTCTGATATTAAGGTGTTTTCTTGATCTATAGCAGTATGAGAACTAATATACTCTCTAATTGTTGTTCTGTAAGGAACAACTTCTGAAATGTAGTCTTGGAAATTACTTAAATTATCAGGACGATATGTCACTGGTTGGTCTAATAATCCAACATTATGCGTTGATTTAATAAAACTTGTTTTAAAAATCCAATCAAGATACAACTGTTCGCTCAGTGCATACCTTATTGTAGTAAAAAATAAATTTAAATAATCTTGTTTTAAATTCCCAATTAGAATATCATCTTTTAAAGTTTCTAATATAATACGTAATTCAATATTTGGGCTATTATCATATACAACATTATCGTATATTGATCCGTCATATCCTAGTGGTGTATTAATACTTTGATATAAAGAAGATTTCAATTGTATCGTACCCTCTTGTAACCCTACAACACGATACGATTGTGTCCAATCTGAAGATTTTGAGTTAGCATATTTTTCTAGTAAACTCCAGCCACCAGCATTTGTGTTTCTAATTTTAACAATTTGTGTTAATTCTGTAGTTATTGTGTTTAATCCGTAATAGTTGTCCACAGAATAATCAATAGGAGAAAATTTATTAAAACCCGGAGCATACCAATCAGCATATTCCCAGAAATTTCTTACATCATAGCTTTGTGTTTGTATTCTAGACCAGATTTTTGTAGAAGGTTCATATGAATAGATGCTCCAAAATCCTTCTGCTTCACTATCACTTTCAATTAATACAGAAAAATTTCTTATAGATGCAGTGGTATTAACAGTATAACCTTCGCCTGAATTTATAATAGTAACACCTGTAATTTGTCCTGCGGCATTAATTACTGATTGAACTTTTGCGCCTATTCCAGTTCCCACTATAGTAATGTAAGGAGCAAACAAATAGCCTCGTCCTGCATTAATTATTGGAATATCAATAATTTTTCCGTTTGAAATAGTTGGTTCGCCTAATATTGGTTTACTAAATGCTCCTGTGTTAATTAAAGGAATACTAACTTCTGTTGTTTTAACTAAGTCGTAAAGTCCTGTATTCTTACTAGGCTGTTTATCGTAAGATTTTAAACGTGAAATATTTCTAGTTTTTACTATTTGATTAAGAGCTAATGTTGAATTTACACGGTCTGCTAATTCTTTAAGTGCTTCAAATCGGTTTACAAACATGCTTTGTCTTGGTCTGTTTTGAATACCGTATTTTAATTTTGGAGGCAGGGCAGGATCTGGGACTAGTCTTCCGAATAAATCATTCCCGCATAAACTATCGGCCCATTTTTGTTCTATTATTGTTGGCAATATAGTGTTGGCATCATTACTAATTAATTTATACTGACTATGAATATTCTGGTCAAGTTTATCTATAGTCCAATACTCTACAGACAATACCACGTTTACATCAATTAGATCATTTGCAACGTTTACTAAGCTAAAACTGTTTGCGCCAGTTAACGCCAAATAAGAATAGTTATATCCTCTTGGATTTGAAATAAGCAATGAAACATCCAACGCTGACAAATATCTACCAGAAACATTAGGTATTATTTTTTTATTTTTGACCCAAAAATAATAGGTATATTTGTTGGTTTGTGCAATGGTATCAAACTTAGTTACCTTACTATAAACTGCATCTCCGTATAAACTAGTTCCACTGATATTCGCGGCAAGTCCAGCTGTAGTGTCTGCTCGTTTATCCCACACCGATGGTAATATTGTAGATTCTACCCATTCGTAAATATCAATGCTGGCGCCGGTTGCTAGTGTATTCCAGTTAGTATTTCTGTATACAACATCGTTATCATAAGAATCAATAAATTTAGCTGTAGATAAATTCCACCATAGCATGCCTACTTGAGATTTAGTCCAAGATTGTTGGCTATCTTGGACTACAGTATACACACCAGTAGACTCTGAATATATTGCAGGATCATAGAATGTTTTGAATTTTATTTCTTCTTCGGCAGCGCCGGCAATTTTTCCCTGCGATACATCGATAACATCTAAGTATTTGATTAAAGTTCCAGTTGCTTTATTGTATAAAAACGCCTTTTTAATTTTCTTTGGATCTGGTTTTTCTATCTCGTAGTGTGCTACATTCCAATTTAACGCATTTAATTTTTTATAGTAGTCGTAAATTTTTCCTGATTTAAATATGGAATCTAGACTAAATGGTGCTCCTACTAAAATATGATTTGCACCCACAGCAAATCCTAGCCCGAAGCCGTCAAATTCTTCATTAGTAGTTTCTAAAGTGTCGCTATAAACCCATTTTGTCAAGTAACGGTCATAGATATCAATTCTTCCACTGTTTGTATGTGTTGCTGTAAACACTGTAGATCGTTTATCAAAGGTAGTTAATTTTGCATCAAATTTAGTATTTTGACTAGTATCTTCGTCTTGGCTATAAATTACTAG